CGATCGCTTCCTGCCAAGGAAAGAACCGGGAGCGTTGAAGCGCGCCCGGTCTTGAATATCCAAGCTTAGTGGACTTGGCCTTGTTCATTGATGGCGATGCGCTTGACCCTGGACTGCGCCTGCGCCGTCTTGGGCATTGTCACCGTCAATACGCCGTTTTTGAACGAGGCGTTGACCTTATCCTCCTCGACCTCGTAGCCGATGGGGATACGCCGCTCGAAACGACCGTAATACCGCTCGGAGAACTGCCGGTTCTTGTCCTCGTTCTCGGAGCGTTTCTCGCCCCGCAACGTCAGGACACCATTGTCCAGCAGCACTTCGATGTCCTTCTCCTCGAGACCTGGTATTTCCGCAATCACCTGCAGCTCATTGTCGGTATCCGAGATCTCTACGCTTGGCCATCCAGTGCCGAGTGAACTAGCCATTCCGAAAGTCGGCATCCTTCTATCGAAGTCGCGGAAGATGTCGTCGAACATCCGGTTCATCTGACGATGCAGCGAGAGAAGGGGATTCTGCTCATCGTCGCGGTAGACAGAAGGGGTCTGGTTGTTCCCACGGCCCCAGGGCATTAGATCACGTACACTCATTTCCTTTTCTCCTCATGTTATCGACCACAAGCCTCGGTCGGCCCAGAATAGCAGCGCGACACCATCAGGCCTGTGCCGAAGACCGATTGTGTTAGGCAGCGTGTTTGCCTGCCTCAACCTGACGCGGCTCTCCCTTCGGCTGCTGCCCGTCGACTGTTTCGATTTCGATCCGGCGGGGTTTCATCTCCTCGGGGATCTCGCGTCTCAGATCGATTGTCAGCAGACCGTTCTCAAGGTTCGCTCCAGCTACACTGACGTGGTCGGCCAGTTCGAACCGGTGCTCGAACGCCTGGTCGGCAATGCCGCGATACAGATACTGCCGGTTGTCCTCAGCGGCCTTGGCCCCGCTCACCACGAGAAGATTGGGCCCGTGGGTGAGGGTAAGTTCATCTTGTGAGAATCCGGCGACCGCCATCGTGATGGAATAGTTATCATCATCCACCTTGACGATGTCATAAGGCGGCCATTTGTCGGCATCTATGCGACTAGTGTTCTCAAGCAGGTCGAAGACACGGTCGAAGCCGATGCTCGATCTGAACAGGGAAGAGAAATCGAGGTTTGTTCTCATAGCCATATCCTCCATTGAGCAACATGGACACAAGAGGCGCCAAGAGTTGACACCTCCTGACTTGCCGAACCCATCGGGCCTTCGGCTAATATGATTTTGGGAAGCTTTTCTGGGGCTTCAAGAGGTCTGAGGGATTTTTTTGGGTCTATTTTTCTCGGCAGACGCCCGCCCTAATGTAGGGTGATGATGCCGTTGACCGCCCGGAACTCACTCGGTCGGATCAGCCGCTGATGGGCGACACGCACCGAATGCAATGCGCCCTCAATCTCGCGTCTCCAGAAATCGAGAAAAGTTCGAAGCGTCGGAAAGTCGGGAGCAAGATCGTAGTCCTGCCAGATATAAAGTTGCAGCAGCGAAGGCTGGTCCGGCATGCAATAGTGGATTTCCGCCGTCGTCAGTCCATAACCGTCAAGCTGTTTGATAAAGCTAATGTCCACCATATCGCATGCCAAATCCATTGGCGGCTCGGGCCTGCTTGCGGTCGTGAAGCCGACGGCGAGCCTCAAGTTAGACTAACTTGATCTTAGACTAACTTGATCGCCTGCCAGGACGCAAATCAGCACTCACAAGCAACGAGTGCTAAAAATTTGCGTTATAGCTCGTTATTGCTCTTGAAGGCGCTTTATCGCTGCCTAATTCAGTTTTGCTTTCTCCAGGGATACTGGAGAAAGCATTGTCACCAACCTTTTAGCATGGAGGTTCGCGATGAGTTTCCGTCCTTTACACGACCGTGTGGTCGTTCGCCGCATCGAAGCTGACGAGAAAACGGCTGGCGGCATAATCATTCCTGACACCGCTCAGGAAAAACCCCAAGAAGGCCAGGTAATTGCCGTTGGGCCAGGTGCGCGCAACGAGCGAGGCGAGATCGTTGCCCTCGACCTCAAACCGGGAGATCGCGTGCTGTTTGGCAAATGGAGCGGCACCGAGGTCAGGCTCGACGGACAGGAACTGCTGATCATGAAGGAATCTGACGTTCTGGGTGTGATCGAAGACGCCAAGTCAGCCCAGAAAGCGGCTTAGCGCCTACACTGTCGTTCAGGAAAGCGAGGGAAAGATAATGGCTGCAAAGGAAGTCAGATTCTCAGGTGAAGCCCGCGAAAAAATGCTGCGCGGCATCGATACGCTGGCAAACGCTGTCAAGGTTACCCTGGGCCCGAAGGGCCGCAACGTACTGATTGAAAAGAGCTTTGGCGCGCCCCGCGTGACCAAGGATGGAGTCACGGTCGCCAAGGAAATAGAGATCGAGGACAAGTTCGAGAACATGGGCGCCCAGATGGTGCGCGAAGTGGCCTCCAAAACCAGCGATGTGGCGGGCGATGGCACCACTACCGCAACCGTTCTTGCTCAGGCCATCGTCAAGGAAGGCGCCAAGGCCGTTGCGGCAGGCATGAACCCGATGGACCTGAAGCGCGGCGTCGATCTGGCTGTCGACGCAGTGGTCAACGATCTCAGGAGCCATGCGCGCAAAGTGACATCCAATGCCGAGATCGCCCAGGTCGGCACAATCTCGGCCAATGGCGACGCGGAGATCGGCAAGTTTCTTGCCGAGGCGATGCAGAAGGTGGGCAATGAGGGCGTCATCACCGTCGAGGAAGCCAAGACCGCCGAGACCGAACTGGAAGTCGTCGAGGGCATGCAGTTCGACCGCGGTTATGTTTCGCCCTACTTCGTCACCAATTCGGAAAAGATGCGGGTCGAACTGGAAGATCCGTATATCCTGATCCATGAGAAAAAGCTTTCGGGCCTGCAGCCGATGCTGCCCCTGCTCGAGAGCGTAGTGCAATCTGGCAGGCCTCTGCTTATCATCGCCGAGGATATTGAAGGCGAGGCGCTGGCGACGCTGGTGGTCAACAAGCTGCGCGGCGGCCTCAAGATTGCGGCAGTCAAGGCCCCTGGTTTCGGCGATAGGCGCAAGGCCATGCTCGAAGACATCACCATCCTCACTGGTGGCAATGTCATATCCGAAGATCTCGGCATCAAGCTTGAAAGCGTGACCCTGGACATGCTCGGCACGGCCAAGAAAGTCGTGATTGACAAGGACAGTACAACCATTGTCGGCGGTGCCGGCGCTCCCGACCAAATCCAGGCGCGCGTTACTCAGATTCGTCAGCAGATCGAGGATACAGCCTCGGACTATGACCGCGAAAAGCTTCAGGAGCGTTTGGCCAAGCTTGCGGGTGGGGTCGCAGTCATCCGGGTGGGCGGAACGACCGAAATCGAGGTCAAGGAGAAGAAGGACCGCGTCGACGATGCGCTGCATGCCACTCGCGCCGCGGTTGAGGAAGGCATCCTGCCGGGTGGCGGGGTGGCGCTGCTGCGCGCCCTCAAGGTGCTGGAAACGCTTGCTCCGGAAAATCCCGATCAGAAGGCCGGCGTCGACATTGTTCGCCGCGCGATCCAGGTGCCGGCCAAGCAGATCGCCATTAACGCGGGTGAGGATGGCTCGGTGATCGTCGGCAAGCTGCTGGAAAAGGACGATTACAACTGGGGCTATAATGCCGCAACCGGCGAGTATCAGGATCTCGTCAGTAACGGCGTGATCGATCCGGCCAAAGTCGTTCGCACTGCGTTGCAGGATGCCGCCTCGGTAGCTGCGCTTTTGATCACGACCGAAGCTCTGGTCGCTGAAAAGCCCAGGAAGGAAGCGGCCCCTGCCCTCCCTGCTGAAGCCGGCATGGACTTCTAACTGAGGGGTGCCCGCCTTCGGGCGGGTGCTTCGGGCTTATGCAACGAAGAAAATACGGGTTGCTCTATGCAGCAGCCTGCAGCGAAAGATCACATATGGCTATGCCATAACGCCAGCGGTGATCGGTCGTTTCTACTCTGCTCTGATAGAAAAGAATGAGTTCGTTCCCGTCGATCAACACCGTTGAGTGGCCGTTTTCGCCTGGTTGATTGGGATCCAACACCGGCCCAACCGACCGATAAGGCCCCTCCACGCTGTCGGCAATAGCGAAGAAGACCCGCTGTCGACTGCCGCGTTTTCCTGTCGGTAAAAAGCAGGTGGCGTTCAGCAATACGCGCCCGTCGGGCAGTTCAACCAACTGTGCGCCCTCGATTCCCCACTCGTAGTCAGGGTCGTCGCGCTGGTTATGGTGGGGCACGTCGTCGTGATCCAGGATCTTGCCTACGCGGGTCCAGGGACCGAACCAGGTGTTTGACTCGCTGCGTGCCAAGTAAACATCCGGCTGCGGCACTTTCGAGAATTTGGGCATGGCCGAGTAGACGATATACTTGACGCCGCCGACAATTGCCGGATGAGGATCGTAAATGCCGTTTTCATTTGTATCGGGAACCGAGAGAATTGCCGGCTGAAGCACATCCCAGTTGAAGCCGTCATCGGAAACGGCGTGTTCGACACGGCCGCCCGATTTCATGAATTCCGTCTGCACGAACATATGAAACACACCCTCGGCATAGATAACGCCGGGTGCTGCCACGCCTGACCCGCTGATCGGCAGTGTAACGGCCTTTTGCTCTTCCCACGGGCCCTCCAGGCTTTCCGCCGTGGCGTGGAAGAGTTCCCAGGTTTCGGTGCTCACCGTCCCGCCAGACCCGAACATGTGCCACATTTTCCCATCGAAGACCGGACACGGATCTTTGAGATCATCCAGTGCCGCGGGATGGAAGAGCGGGAAGGTGTTGGTCTTGAAATCGATTTTCATATTCACTCACAGGGTCGTAAGCAGCAGGTAAGTGTAGTCCGCGTCACAGGCGATGAAGCACTTACACAGGATCCGGGATTATGGTTAACAAAATCGAAATCGCCGCATCTGACGG